TGAATATTCTACTTGGGAAGACATAATGGAAAACAAATTTAAATAGGAAAACAAAAAATGTATCAATTTACAAGTGAAAGTGTCAGTGAAGGACATCCAGATAAAGTTGCTGATTTAATATCAGATCACATAGCACAATGGTTAATTAATCATAATTCTAATAATAGAGCCGCAGTAGAAACATTAGTTACTACAAATACTGTAATAATAGCAGGAGAATATAAAACTGATAGAGAAGAAGATGTAGAGGAATCAGTTAGAGGTATTGTAATTGATACGGTCAAGCAACTAGGTTATGAACAAGAAGGATTTCATTGGGACAAATTAAATATAGAATATTACTTACATGGGCAAAGTTCTGATATAGCATTAGGCACAGATAGTTTTGGAGCAGGTGATCAAGGTATTATGTTTGGATATGCTAATAGAGAAACAGAAGATTACATGCCGTTTGCAATATCATATGCTCATAAAATATTACAAGAATTATCTTATAGAAGAAAAACTCATGCACAATATAAAGATATTATTTTACCTGATAGTAAATGCCAGTTGACTGTAAATTATGGTGCACCTAATACACCTTTAGACATAAGCAATATTGTAGTTAGCACTCAGCATCATGCTGATGCAACACAACATCAAGTACAGGAACTTGTAAGAGAAGTTGTAAAGGATGTTGTGCCTAAAGACTTTTTAACAGAAAATACAAAATACCAAATTAATCCAACAGGTAGATTTGTAATAGGTGGTCCAGATGGTGATACAGGACTTACAGGAAGAAAAATTGTTGTAGACACCTATGGAGGATATGCACCACACGGTGGAGGCGCATTTAGTGGTAAAGATTTTTCAAAAGTAGATAGAAGTGCGGCGTATATGGCTAGATGGATTGCAAAAAATATTGTTCATAAATATGATTTAAATGAATGTCTAGTACAACTAAGTTATGTAATAGGAATAGAAGAACCTTCTTCCCTTTTAATTTATGCAAACGGTGAACTAAGATTAGATTTTATTAATTTGATTAAAAAAGAAGTAGATCTTACTCCTAAAGGAATAATAGATACATTAGGTTTAGAAAATGTTATATTACCTGATACTACAAACTATGGGCACTTTGGTAGTTCTAACGAGGGTAATAGTTTAATAATATGGGAAGATTTTACATTATGAATATAAAAGATAGTATAAGAACAGTTCCTAATTTTCCAAAAGAAGGAATACAGTTTAGGGACATTACAAGCCTTCTAGAAAGTCCAGAGGCATTCAATAAAGCATTAATAGATCTAACAGCAAGTTGTATGATGTTTAATGCAACAAAAATAGTTGCAATAGAAAGTAGAGGATTTCTTTTCGCTAGTCCTATTGCAAGGGATATGGAACTACCATTAGTGCTTGCCAGAAAGCCAGGTAAATTACCAAATCCAACATATCAAAGGGACTATAAATTAGAGTATGGAAGTGCTACTATACATATACAGCAAAATTCTCCTTTAAAACCAAGTGATAAGATTGTAATTATGGATGATCTTATAGCAACAGGTGGGACAGCAACATCATTAGCAAGTTTAATTTGCCAATGTTTTAGTATTCCTAAAGAAAATATTTTAATTTTATCTCTGATTGATTTGCCAGACTTAGGTGGAAGTGAATTAGTAAAACAGAAAGGATTTAATGTTGATACAATAATTGAGTTCGATGGAGAATGAAAACTTTACTAATAGGAAATTTTAGAAGTGGCACATGGTTTTTACACGATAAACTTGTAAGCAAAAATAATTTATTTTCTTTTAAAGAAATTTTTTATGGAAATGAAGACAATATTAACAAAAAATTAGATGAATTTACTAATAAAGAAAATTGTATTGCAAAAATTTTCCCTATACAACTTAATAGTAAAGAAGATAATATTTTAAGAATATGTAGCAAATTTTGTAGATCGGCAGATAATATAATATATACACAAAGAAAAAATACTAGAGAACAAACTATTAGTTATGCAGTGGCAAGTCTGCAAAGTAATTCTCTTGATACAACACCTTGGTTAAGAAATAGAAATCTTTATAAAAACAAATTATCAGAAGAATGTTTAAATAACGCATTTAATAGATTACAAAAAAATGACATTCTAATAAAGAAACTATTTGACATTTTCCCTGGAAAAGTATATACTTTAGAGAAGGACTTTGATTTTGATCCATATCCAAATAAGTATGATTATAAAGGGAAGTGGCAAAATCCCTATAACTTTGAGATGTTAGGAGAATAATGGCACCTAAAAAAAATCCAGCCTTGCCTTTAAAAGATGTAATGGCGGCAATAGATAAAAAGGATAGAAATTTCTATACTAATCTTAGTGCTGAACAAAAGAAGGCATTTAGTGCCTGGATGATGATGAGATATTGCAGTAGTGTACAAGGTAGAGATGCCGCAAATTATATCTATATGACAAATGAATTACTTAATAGATATCATAAAGTTGAATACAAAATACCACAGCACCCAGAGTTACAATGGTTATTGTTTACAGCATGTGGTGTAGGTAAAATACAATTTCATCCTTTTTTAAAACCGCCCAATGCAAAAAAGAAAAACAATAAAGTATTTGACTTTATATACAGTATATATCCACATATGAAAGCAGAGGATATTAATAATTTAATAGAAATAAACAGTAAAGAAGAACTAAAAGAGTTAGCAGAAGCACACGGATACGATGACAAATCAATCAGAGACATCTTTGGAAAATAATTTCACATGTAAATGGTGTGGAAAAAGTTTTAAGAGTGAAAGAACTCTTAGTGTTCATATGTGTGTAAAGAAAAGACGTATGGCAGACAAGGACTTAACACATACAAGATTAGGTTACAGAGTTTTCCAAATGTTTTATGAAATGAATACAACAGCATCTAAAACTAAAAGTTATGAAGATTTTGTACGCAGTCAATATTATGAAGGATTTGTAAAATTTGGTAGAAGTTGTGTTACTAATGAATATTTGAATCCTGAACAATTTGCAGAATGGCTCATAAAAGAAGGTAAAAAGTTAGCAGACTGGCATAAGGATAGTTTATATGATGAATTTTTATTAGTATATGTTAAAAAAGAACCTGGAATGAAGGCATTGGAAAGAACTATAATTTATCTCGATAGTTGGGCTAAAGAAAATAATAAGTCTTGGCAAGATTATTTTAAAGAAGTGTCGTCTGCTAGAGCAGTACATGATATTAGAAGTGCAAAAATATCTCCCTGGATGATTTATCTTTGCAAATCAGGAGATGATTTACTTGTTAAGTTTAGTGATGAGCAGGTAAAAATGATAGAACATATAATTGATGCAACGTTTTGGATGAAACAGTTTGCAAACAATAAAGAAGAAGTAGCAGAAGTTAAGAATGCATGTGAGGTTGCAGGAATATGAAGGAGAATAGAATGGAAATGTGGAATATGCCCGAATTGATAGAATTAACAGAAAAATGGCACGTTGATAGAAATTTGATTGATGGTGCAACGAGTAAAGATCAAGTATTAAAATTAATACAGGAAGTTGGAGAGTTGTCTGATAGTGTTTGCAAAGGAGAAGATGTTAAAGATGATATTGGAGACTGTCTAGTTATCCTGATAAACATTGCCAAAAGAGAAGGCACAACATTAGAGGAATGTTTACAAGTAGCATACGATGATATAAAAGACAGAAAAGGTCGTATGGTTGATGGTATTTTTGTAAAGGAAGAATAATGAATAAAAGGCAAGAAATGCTAGTAATCACAATGGAAGAATGTGCTGAACTCAGCCAGGCATGTAGTAAATTAATACGTTTTCAAGATGATCAGAGTGAACAGGACATTAAAAATTTGCAAGATGAAATTGGCGATGTAATGTGTATGATTGATATTATGAAACATAGTGGACTTGTTAGCGAAGAGCAAATTGAAGAACGTAAATTAGTAAAGAAAGATAAATTAATGAAGTGGAGTTTATTGTTCAGTGAAGATTGATTTTGATGTAGACATTGATATGGCTAATAGAGATGACTTTCTCAAGTTAGTTAGTGCCACACCTGCAAGTATTGAAAAGGATGGTAATTTTACTAAACACAACACTGGTGTTTACTTCCAAAACATTCCAAAGTTTCCACTTGAAGGTTTCAGCACAATAGATCATAAACAAGCAGAAGAAGATGGTTGGTTTAAAGTAGACTTCCTTAATAATCATATATACGAAAATATTATAGATGAAACACATCTTGATAAACTAATAGCAACTGAGCCTATGTGGGAATTGTTTACACATAAAGAAGTTGTTGAAAAATTATTCCATATAAGTAATCATTGGGATATTGTAAAACAACATCCTCCTAAAAGTTTAGAGCAGTTAGCAATGATACTTGCTATGATACGTCCAGGAAAAAGACATTTGGTGGGAAAGGACTGGAAGGTAATAGAGGAAGATGTTTGGGTAAAACCAAATGACGATACTTACTTTTTTAAGAAGTCACACAGTTATGGCTATGCTTTAGCAATTATAGTTCAATTAAATTTATTGTGTGAAGGTTAGTCTATTTTTCTAACTAGTTGAATACCACGTCTTTTAATTCTTTTCTTTATTAAATTTTGTAATGAAGTTGTTGGACCAAAGATAATTTCTATATCTTTCATTACAAAAGTTCTCAAAAGATGTTTAAAAGGTTTCATTTCATGAAATAAAAATATGTCTATTGGTAACTGTCTATTTGATTCCCACCACCAAGTCTCACCTAATTCTAAAAATTCTTTTCTTAAATCGTTATTTGGAATTTTATCTAAATCGTAAAATGTTAAAATGCTGTTATCATGATTGATAACGATACCTATGTATTCATTCTCACCATATTTGATGCCGGTTAGGAACGGATAACGTTCTTCTGTTTGTTTGATAAGTTCTTCTTTCTCCACAAAACTATTTAGTATAAATATTGATAAATAGTACAATATAAAGAGTTTATTATGAGCCAAAACGACCACAAATTATACTTATATGATAATAATATCGACTTAGTAATTGGTACGGATGGACTTTACGTGGATAACAGACCGATGAATAATAGAAAATTAATTGCCCATAAAGGGTTAACAAACGAATTACTGTTCAGTATTAGGAACAGAGATAGAAAATTACAAAACGTATTTAGTGAAACTTTAAGTGCATACCTTATAAATCCTACAACTAAAAGACGTTTGTTCTACAAATTATTAGAACATACTAGTAGTGTAGGTCAAGTTAAATTAGTCTTAGATGAAGGCGATTTAAGAAATGTTACAGCAGGTTTATACAGAATTTACATAGCAAAACAGGACTCTTCAGGCATAGACAAGCCTGTATATTCAGATCAAAACAATGGATTAGTTTTTGATATACAGATTACAGAACAAATAGATCAATCTCCAACACCAACTCAGAGTGCAAACACATTTTTACAAGTAGCATCTACAACAGATGGTGATCCAGCAAATGTTTTTACAACAAGTGCTTTCTCAGGTAATCAAGATAGAAACTTTCCAAATGCATTACATACTATAGCAATCTACCCTGATGCATACACTGGTAATATTGATGTACAGGCTAGTCTTGTTGAAAGTGTTCCTAACACAAATAATCTTAGCACAGATTGGGTAACATTAGAAAGTAATATTTCTTTAACAAGTAGTAGTAATATTATTACTAGAAATTATAATGTAAATGCAAACTGGATTAGAATACTACATACCCCAACCTCAGGTAATATAAGCCAAGTATTAATAAGAAACTAGTTGACTTTTGACTATATATCCTGTATAATAACATTATGGATATAGACTTCTTAGTTGAAAAGGTACATCGCCTCCTTTTGGATAATTTACCAGTAAGAACAGGTAAAACTCCTAGTGGCTGGAACACAATGGATTGCCCAATGTGTAGTGATAAAAGGAAACGTGGTGGACTTATAACTACAGGAGCAAAAATATCTTTCAATTGTTTTAATTGTGGCTTTACAACTGGTTGGGAACCTAACCCTACCTTAGGTAAAAAGTATAGAGACTTAGCAATCAGATTAGGTGCAACTGAAGAAGATGTACATAAAGTCACAATTGAACTCCTAAAATACACAGAAGAATTAGAAACAGAAAATACGTCTGATTATGTATATTCTATAGCAAAATTTAACAAAGTAGATTTGCCAGAGAATGTTGTTACAGTAGATGATTTAAATGATGATCATCCTGTTAAACAGTATGCAAAACAAAGAGGACTACTTGGTCTATATCCACTGCTACACTTTGATGAAAAGTTACATAAGCAGAGATTAGTAGTCCCCTTTACTTACAATGGAGAATTAGTAGGTTGGACAGCAAGACATATTGCTCCTCCAGATAAAACAACTCCTAAGTATCTACACAACATGCAATCAGGTTATGTGTTTAATGTAGACAAATTTGCTGATACACAAAGAGAAATTGTTATAGTGACAGAAGGAGTATTTGATGCTATAATGATTGATGGTGTAGCAATACAAGGTAATAGTGTAGGCCCTGAGCAGGCGCACTTAATAGAAAAGTTAGGCAAAAGAATTATAGTATGTCCTGATAGAGATGTAGCAGGAATAGATTTAATTATGCAGGCCGCTGAACTAGGGTGGGAAGTAAGTTTCCCGCCTTGGCATGTGGATTGTAAAGATGCCGCTGATGCTGTAAACATGTATGGAAGGTTAGCAACAGTAGGTAGTATAATAAAACATGCAACAAACAATAAACTAAAAATAGAAGTAAAGGCAAAAATGTTATGAGAGAAAGTATTAAACATTGGGCAAATGTATGTAAAGTACATTGGAAAGAAATAGTAACATTATCTATTGCACTACATTGGGCAGTAGACTTATTAATATTAGGACCAATAGTTTTCTTTTTGGGATATTTGTTTGGAGTACATGTAGGACATTAAATGAAATTAGTAGCAAACGGTTGTAGTTTTACAGAAGGGCATAAAGATAAATTTAATAATCAACCACCTAATTGGGTCTGGCCTAGTCTTTTTAAAAGTACAGAAGAATTTTCTAGTGTAGTAAATTTAGCAACAGAAGGAGGCTCCAATGACAGGTTAGTAAGAACAACACTAGAGTATTTTAATAGCAATACTTCAGAAGATACAATTTTAGTGTTACAACATCCTACTCCAAACAGAAAAGAATGGTATAATACACAGCATCACATGTGGATAGGATATGTAACTTCTGAAGATGATACTTTAATAGATTTAAGTAGTAGTAATTTTACAATAGATAATATGGAAATGTTGCAAACTGATACAGCAACACAAAGAAAATTAGTACATCAAAATAAATTATTAGTAGAAACAGACATAACAGAAACAATAAATTACTTTAAAAATATTATTTTAATACAAAATTTTTGTAAAAATAACAATATACCTTGTTTACATGTAGGACTATCTGCAAGATGTTTACCTAGATTTTATTTCAAAGAATCTAGAGAAATTGTTGCAAATAATGTTTATTGCAAACAATTATATAAAATGATAGATGAAAATATTTTTTGTGATAAATTTTTAACTGATATATGCAGAGGATATGAAGAAAGTCCTACAGATGGTCATCCAAACGAAGAAGGACATGAAATAATTTTTAGATATATATACAATGAGATAAAGAAAAGATGGCAGATATAAAACAATACAATGAAGAAACACAAGAATTATTTTTAAGATTCTTACTTAGTGACCCTGATTTATTTGCAAGGTGTCAAAATATTGTGAATCCTATATATTTTAATATGAAATATAGGAAAGCAGTTGAACTATTTGTTTCTCATAGTACAGAACACAATGCTATCCCAACTCCTGAACAAGTAAGTGCAGTTGCAGGAGTGCAATTAGAGCCTATTCCAAACGTAACTCCTGATCATCATGAATGGTTTATGAATGAGTTTGAAACATTTTGTAGGCATAAGGCATTGGAAAAAGCAATTATAGAAAGTACTGACTTGTTGGAAAATCAAGACTATGGTACTGTGGAAAATAAAATTAAAGATGCAAGTCAAGTTGGTTTAGTCAAAGACTTGGGTTTAGAATATTTCGAAAATCCTAAAGAGCGATTACAATGGATTAAAGATCAAGCAGGTGCAATTAGTACAGGTTGGAAAGGCATAGATCACAAACTTTATGGTGGCATGAACAGAGGAGAGATGACAATCTTTGCTGGTGGTTCTGGTGCAGGTAAAAGTTTGTTTTTACAAAATTTTGCAGTTAATTGGTCTCTAGCAGGTATGAACGTAGTTTATATTAGTTTAGAGTTGAGTGAACAATTGATTAGTATGAGATTAGATAGTATGGTATCTGGTTATGGTACAAAAGAAGTTATGCGTAATATGGATGATGTAGATTTAAAAGTTCGTATGAAAGCCAAAGGTGCAGGTAAATTAAGAGTTAAACAGATGCCTAACGGTGTTAATGCAAATGATATTAGAGTATTTTTAAGAGAATATGAAATATCCTGTGGTGAAAAAGTTGATTGTTTACTTGTAGATTACTTGGATTTGATGATGCCTATAAGTGCAAGAGTTAGTGGTAGTGATTTGTTTATCAAAGACAAGTATGTATCTGAGGAATTGCGTAATTTAGCAGTAGAAAGAGACTTATTATTTGTTACTGCTTCGCAGTTAAACAGAGGTGCGGTGGAAGAAATAGAATTTGATCATCATCACATAGCAGGTGGTATCAGTAAAATACAAACAGCAGATAATGTTGTGGGTATTTTTACAAGTAATGCCATGAGAGAAAAAGGCAGATATCAAATACAGTTTATGAAAACACGTTCTAGTAGTGGTGTAGGCACAAAAGTAGATTTAAGATTTGATCCTGATACATTAAGGATAGAAGATTTACAAGAAGGCGATGAAGATGCAGATACAATTACAACAACCAGTTTAGTTGATCAACTTAAAAGAGGCAATTCCATAAAAGCAGAAGAGCCTGAACAAAAAGATACTATAGGACAAGCCATGAACATGCGTGAGTTCCTGAAAAAGAATGACTTATAATGATAAATAGCATTATACATATTTTTTGGAGATATCATGCCTAAGGCTAGAAGTATATTAGAAGAATTAAATCAAATATCAGTTGATAGAGATAGAAATCATGTGACATCTAATAGAGGAGAGCACGTGATTACTAGTGCAATTAATTTAATTGAACAAATTGAATTGTATTATGATGAAAAAACAGCCAAAGATTTGACTAATAGACTTATTAATAGTATTAGAGGTAAAGACATAAATAAATTCTCCAGAGGTATAAAGAAAGTTATCAAAGAATCTCAGAGAGAAAAAAATGCTGATTAAAGAAGTCATATCTAAACCTAATAATTTTCCTTTATTAGAAGCAGATCTCATAAAAGATGGACAAGTAGTAAATGCCTTAGATGGTAAATTCGAATGGAGTGAGACTAATCAGCAATTTTTAGTTAAAGAACCAGGATCAACTGGTCTAGAAAAAAATAAATATGTGCCACAAGGAACCAGAAATGAATGGCAAATATTAAGAGCCGCAGGAGTCATTAAAAAAGGCGGAAAATTACAAAAAACCTTATTAACAAGATTTAAGAATCTGTTTGGAAAAGGTGCAGGCACAGAACCAAAAGAACCCGGCCAAACAGGATTTTTTGGTGGAATAAAACAGGATATGCAAGGTGCCGGCGGTTTAAGTAATAAACTTGGGGCCATGGTAGGTTCTGTAGTAGGACAAGGACTTGATAAGGTTTTTGGTGATGGCAAAACATATCCTAAAGGATATTCAATGCATTTTGTATCTAAAAAGGGCGAACCTACAAATGTTTCTCTTGAGCAACCATACACTGATAAAGATTTCAAAACAATGCGTAGAAAGAATCAATTAGTAAAAGTCAGAACAGTAGATGGTAATAGAACCTTTGGTGTTGGTGTTGATAAACTTGTACACGGGTTTGCAAAGTGAAATGAAGTTTCATGATATTTCAGGCAATTTCTTAAAGGAAATAATACTAGAAGCAGAAAATAAAAATACTCACCTAGAGCATTTAGAAGATAATATTTTCAATAGAGGTTATCAGGGTGCCAAAGAAGCAATAAATTATCTATACAGTCTACATGAAATGCTAGAAGGTAATTCAGATTCTCCAGTAAGTATGACAACCAAATGGGACGGAGCACCAGCCATTATTGCTGGTAAAGATCCAGAAACAGGAAAATTTTTTGTAGGCACTAAAGGTGTGTTTGCACAAAAACCAAAAATTAATTTTACAGATAAAGATATAGAAGTAAATCATCCTGCAGAAGGCTTACAGGAAAAATTAAAATTAGCATTAAGAACATTAAAAGGTTTAAATTGGAATACTGTAGCACAAGGCGATATGTTATTTTCCAAAGAAGATTTACAGCAAACTAATATAGACGGAGAAGAAGTATTAGTATTTAAACCAAATACTATTGTATATGCAGTACCAACAGATAGCGATTTAGCAAAGCAAATTGCAAATGCTGATATAGGTATTGTTTGGCATACAGAGTATGTAGGAGGAC